AGAACGAGTCGAAGGCCGGCGGCATCCGGTACAGCTTGGTGGCGTCGCCGGCGTAGATGTAGGGCGCGCCGCTGGCGTCGCGGATGACATAGGCCCCCTGGCAGCGGTCATCGAGCGTGTTGATGCTGTAGGGCTGCGGCGTCGGCATCGGGCCGTAGCTGGCCTTGGTCGCCGGCACGCAGTTCTTGATGACCGGCGCACCCGCTGACGCGAAATCCGGCTGGTCGGGCAACCATTCTGGGAACGGCACGATGGTCATAGCGTCCGGCCGAAGTTGGCGCCCGGCAGATCGGCGCGGATCTGCAGCGGCCCGCCCCAGCGCGCTTTGATGTCGGCGCGCTCCAACGCGGCAAACGCCGCCTCGCGACGCTGCGCCCATAGCGGCACCCGCTCGTCATGGCCGATAAAGGCGGCCGCCTCGAGCAGGGTTCCGAAGAGATAGGCCGTGGGGCTGGCACGCAGCAGCCAGTTGGTCGGGTTGTCGGCCGATAGCGCCGGCAAGCCACGCAGGTACGTGACGCTGACGGTGTAGCTGCTGTCGGGTGGTGGAGTGAGGCGCATCTGGATGTTGCTGCCGCCTGGCGAGCAGGGCACCGAATCGTCGGTGCTGCCGTAGATCGTGTAAAACTGCGGGATGCCGGCGACGCAAACGTAGCGCGCCGCCTCGGCGGGAGCCATGAAATCGAGCGGCACCGCGAGATCCACCAGCATCGCGTGGCGCAATTCGGCGAAGTCCGCCGGCATTGCCAGATCCGGGTAACCGGGCGAGGTGTAGAGGATCTCCATCCCCTCGCCGCCGATCGTGCGCAGCCGCGGGCGGGCCTCGGCCTCGAACAGCGTCACCATATCCGGAACATGATCGACCAGCAGCCGATCGGCCGGGCGGCCCAGCCACTCCAGCACCGCCGTGCGGAGGCCGTCATACGTATCAAGCGGCATCTGGGTCTCGTCGGTTGAGGCGGGCAGAGCGCAGCGCGGCGTAGGCCTCCTCCATCGCCGCCAGCGGGATCACGCACAACAGGACATCGTTCGGAATGTTATCCTGCGGCAGATCGTGTTCCGCCTCGGTTACCAGCCGTTTCAGCGCGTTATAGAGGCGGTGTTTATTGGTGTCGGGCTTCATGTGCAGCCATCCCGCGACTTATGCCAGTCATGCACCTCGCCACACTCGCAGGCGAAGCCGACCCACAACTCACACCCGCGCCACTCGGTCCTCACCAACCCGGTATTCAATCCGAGACGGTGCCGTACCCAATTCGCAAGACGCGAGATGACAAGCCTCATAGCGTGAAGGTGGAAGTACGCAAATACTTCCACTCGTTCGAGTTGAGCAGTTTCTTTACCGCCGGCCAGTGTTCCTTGCGCCAGCAGTTGATGCCGTAATCGTTGAGCCACATCAGCGCCACCTCGTTCGGTATGCTGGCCGCCAGGCGCATGTCTTTGGCCTCGTTCCAGCAGTCGGCGTGGTTCTGCAATTCTTTGTTGCGGTCGATGATCGGCTGCACGTCGCAGATCCGGCGGATGGTGACGCGGCCATTATCGTTGTCGTAATCGAATGTCTCGTAGGCCCCGTATTCAGGGTCGGTATCGAACAGGATCGGCATGGACTTATCCCAAAAGAAAAGGGCGGCCCGCGATGGACCGCCCTCAGTCAGAGTTTCTCAGATGTTCCTCAGAGTTGAGAAAAGAGCAACTCTGAGCGATCAGTCGCGCGTTATATCAAGGAGTTGTCAGCTCACAGAACGCCAGTGCTTGTAATACTTGCTCCCGCGAAGCGTGGAGATGTACGTCGGGGCCAGCCCGAACATCTCAGCGAGCGTGGTACGGCTGGCCGTGCTGGCGCGGATAAATCGCACATCATCCTCGGTTAGCTTGGCCCGACCGTTACGCACGCCCTGCACCTTGTCAAACCGACCGTTCTTGCTCTGCTCCGACCTCGTCGCCCAGCGCACATTGCCGGGTTCGTAGTTGCCATCGTTATCAATCCGGTCAAGCGACAGGCCCGGCCCCGGCGGATCGCCTACGTCGGCATAAAACGCCTCGAAGCTATCGCGCCACCGATCGCAAATCTTGATCCCGCGTCCGCCGTAATTGTGCCATTCAACACAGTTGGGATCACCGCACCGACGTTTCATACCCGCCCAGCGCTGATAAATACTCGTCTTCTTGCCGCCAGCCTGGCCGTGCGTTCGCTTGGCCGCGCTCACTAGAGCGGCCTTGCCGCACCCACAGCTTTTCGTTTTGCCCTGCTGCAGCAGATTGCCGACCTTGACGACAATCGCCCCGCAATCGCAGGCGCATCGCCACAGCGCGCGGCCTTTGGCGAACCCCGCTGCCTCTACGACTAGCAACAGGCCAAACCGCTCGCCAACCAGTTGCCGTACCGGCTTACCCGCCATCAGAAACCCTCCCGTTATGGCGCCTTGCAATGACGCTATAACGGGAGTATACAGGCTGCGATAGTTAATACCAATCGGTCATGGTGTTGTGAGGTCGTAAATTCCGGCGCTTGCCGCTTCGTTCTTGCTGATCAACGTGCATTCCTGGATCAGCATCCGCTTCTCGGCGTCGCCGGTTTTAGCGAGCGGCACCTGGCTGGTGGGCCGCAGCCAAGCGACAGCCCAGTAGTTCCAATTCAGCACAAAAGCGTCGCGCGGGCGTTGCCAGCGGTTGCTGATGATGTTGATCGTGTGGAAGTCCCCGACATAGATGTCGACAGTCGCCGTCAGTTTCTTGGTAGCAACATCTACCGTCTTCTGCGCGCCGCCGGTAAACGACGATGCCACCGACTTGTTGCTACCGCCGCACATCAGCACATCCGGCTCCTCGCTGGAGTTCGTCCAGATCTGCTTCAGCACGTCCTTCAGCATTACCTCGGTAAAGGCACGGGGCGTACCGTCGACCCGGACATTGCTGCCGTCGCCGACCGGGTTTGTGCCGACGTGATTGGTATTGGTTTTGATCCAGGCGGGCACGCCGGCCATGGTCGGCGCGGTAGTAACGGCGCCGGTGACCTTGGCCTGGTTGTTGAGCAAGATCGACTCCGTGTCGATCTTCAACTCCTTGCCGCGTTTGGTGAGCTGCAGCGCCAGCTCGGTGTTGCGGCCGGCCTTATTAACCCGGTCGACCGTGCCCGAGATGATCACCGTCTTGCGCATGATCTGGGTGCGGTTGCCGAGCCTTGCGGTCACGCTCGCGGCGCTGAAAGTCGCGATGTCGTCGCCCTGGAATTGGGCGTTGCCGACATCGGCGGCGGCGAGCGAGTCGGTCTGCCATTCCGTTAGCACCGCGTCGCACGTCTCGCGGCCGATGTTGCTGAGAAACGGCGTCGTCTCCGGGCTGATCATGTAGATCATGTTGGAGAGGTCTTCGCGCAGGCCCTGGAGGCCCGGCTGTCCGGTATAGGTAAGAGCGGTCCCGGGTACGATTGCCATGATAAATAGGCTCCATCAGAGGGATGCCGGCGCTTCCCAGCGCTGGCGGGCGCCGCTGCCCAGGCGGCGTTTAGGGCGGTATCAGAGGATTTCGAGCAGGTACGCGACTGCGTCCCGCTCGGAACCGCTGCGTTCCAGAGCTGCGAGTTTATTGTTTCTGCGTTGGCTGGCTGAGCTGTCCGAACGCTGTTTGGTGCCGGGCTGCTGCACCCGGGGAGGCGGCGCCTTTTGCTGCTGGGCGCCGTTGCGCGCCGCCGCCGCCCGATCCGCGCGCATCGCCTTTTCCGCCAGGAGGATTGCCCGGTGGTCGACGACCGCGGCCAATTCCTGGGGGGTAAAGCCTTGCGTTTGGAGATAATCGGTCAGCTCGCGGACGAACTTAGGCCCGCGCTCGGCGTCGGCGTAAACCGGGAGCTTCTGCGCCAGAAGTTGCGCCTGCTGCTCACGGAATTGCCCGAATTGCTGTTCGCGTTCAGCGTTCGACTGATAGTCGATCCGCTGGATTTCGCCTTGGATAGCGCCGATCCGACCACGCAGCGCGTCGCGTTCCGCGGTGAGCCGGACATAATCTGCCGGGTTCTCGGCCGCTAAGCGCTGCCAGTCGATTTGGGTGAATTTCTCCGCCTCGGGTGCAGCAACGAACAGCAATTTCTCAAGGTTCTGCTTGTACTCGCCTCGCTCGCTCAGCCGTGCCTCGGCGCTCGCTCGCCGCTCTTCGGCCATTTCCTGTGTGCGGGTTAAGACGTAGCTGCTGGCGTCGCGATCCCGTCGCGCAATGATTGCTTGCACGTCTGGGGGAACCTTGGCCCACAGCGCCCTCTCGTCCGCTTTCCAGCTTTGGGGTGGATCGATTGCCGGAGCGGGCTCCTCCTCGGGCTCGTCCGGGTCAATTCCCTCGTCGTCGTCTTCGCCGGGTGACGGGTCCTCTTCCTCTGTGGGAAGCGGGTCCGGCCCGGGATCTGACGCCTCTACGGCGTCGGATTCTTCTTTCGGCTGCTCGGCCGGCTGCGCCCTGCGGCGGCGCGGCGCTTCGGCGTCGAGCAGTCCTTCAATGCCTTTGGCGATATCGGCATCGCTCGGCGCGATATTGGTGGGCAATCCAACGGTATCGCCGCCGGCCGCGCCGGGTACGTCACTCATGCGTTATCGTCCATCTCGTGGGATTGCCGGCGCCTCACGACGCGGGCGGGTGAATCCTTGTGTCCGCTGACGGTGCGAGCTATTCTCGGGCGTTGCTTGTTGTTGTTTTCGAGAGCGCCGGTCCCCGCCAGGGCCGGCCTTTCACGTTTTGGCGGGTCACTCGCGCTCGGCGGCCTTGCCGTTGTCGACCATTTGCTGCAATTGGCTGCGCAGTTCCTCGATAGCGGCCTGCAGCCAATACATCGTCTCGCGGGCAGCGGTATCGCCAACCTTGCTACGGCGCCAGTTTTCGGTGGCCCGCTCCTGCACCCGGCCGAGCGCCAAGGCGAAGACCGGGTCTTCCAGCAAACGCTGCGCCGCGGCCCCAAGCTCGACCCGGTCGGCTGGCGGCGGCGCGGGCGGCTGAAGCGTCGGCACCGGATCGGTATCGGGCCTGCCAAACCACCAGGGGAGCAAGAACACCTACAGCCCGCCGCCATTCGGCCGGTCTACCGGCGCATCGGGGCCGCTCGTGTAGACTCCCGCCTGATATTTCAGCCGGACTTCCAGCGCCGAGATCTGCGCCGCCTGCTCGGCCTTCATCCTCTCGATGGCCATCTCGTTGTGAGCCTTCAGCTCGGCGACCTGCATGTCGTGCTGCGCCCGCTCGCGCTCGACGGCAAGTTGCGACTGGGCGCGGATCTGCTCCATCTGCATCTCGGTCTGGGCGTGCCGCGCCTCGATCTGGGCATCGATCGCCGCCTTCGCCTGCGCGATCTGCATGTCGACCTGGGCCTTGGCCTGGCTCGCCTGCATGTCGGCCTGCGCTTTTGCCTGGGCAGCCGCGGCTTGCGGATCGGGCTTTGGCGGCTGCGGCGGGCCCATCATCGCCGGGTTCGGCGGGCGTGTCGGGTCCTGGAAAAACGGCGTCTTGAAACCGGCCTGCTGGGTCAGTTGCTCCAGCACGTCGTAGACGTTCTTGCTGTAGACCAGCGGGCCGCTCAACCCGCCCTGCTGCTGCACGATGCCGTTCTGGATCTGCAGGATGGTATTGAGGTGCGCCAAGATCTGGTCGCGATTGCCGGTGCCAAGCCCCACCGAAACGGTCAGCGGCAGATCTTCAACCCACTCGCTCGGATCGACCTTGAGGAAGCCGCCGGTGACCTTGATGATGCGCTCGTTCTGCTGGTGCCGGCGCACCAGCTTGAAGACGTGCCCCAGCAGCTCCTGCAGGCCGACCGCAAAAATCCGGGCGAACAGCTCGACCCGCTGGGCGGCGTTGGCCTGCAGCATGGCGATGCCGCTGGCGGTGCTGTTGTTGAGCTGGTCGGCGGAGATTTGTTGGTTGCTCCGCGCAACCCCGGTCATCACCTCCTGGCTGCGGTCGAGGTATTCGATCAACGGAAACGTTTTGTCGGCCGTATAGGGCACCGTCAGCGGCGCGATGCCGCCAACGCGGCGGGTGCGGACCACCTGGCCGGGGCGCAGGTTCAGAAGATCGTCGTAGGTGTTCTCGTTGACGACGTCGTCGCCGACCTCGATGCGCGGCCAGTTGGACAGATAGCCGTTGTCGAGCATCTGCCGTAAGAGGGTGCTCTTGATGAGCTGAATGTCTTTGGTCAGGTCGGCGAGGCTCAACCCGACCAGTTTGTGCGGTTGGGGGATCGGACATAGCGCGACAAAGGGTATCTCGGGGACGCACTCGCAATCCGGCTCGCCATTCTTGGTCAG